ACAATTTCTGTGGCCGCGACGCAATTGCCATGAAAAGTTTTTAACAGTTGAGTTCGTTCGAGATTTTGCAATACTTCTAGAATTTTGAAATATTCTGGTCTTTTTAATAGAGGATCATTGGAATCTTTTAATGTAGTTGCTAGATTATAGTTTATGTAGGATTTCATTTATTCAACACCGTTTTATTACCGTACAGACATATTATACAAGAAATTTTCTTTCTGGACAAGTCATTCTGACAGTCTACTCAACAAAGTGTGGGGTTAATTTTTTTCTGATCAGATCCGAATCCTTAAGAACCTGACCACCGTAGATCATTTTATATATTAATGCTACTTCTTTAAGGTAAAATTTCATAAATTTACCATCTTCGGTTACCAAAATATAAGTCATTGCAATCTCCTAGGTTATTACTAAATTTGCAGCCTGTGATTCAGTGTAATTGCTAGGCAAAAGGTTAGCTTGAACCGGTGCCTGTGTGGGGGTATTGGGTACAGTTGAGTCTGTGCTGATTCCTAATTCGCTTAACAAGAGATTATTTTTGCCTTCACGCATAGAACCTATTATAGCTTGTCCTCCTAGAGAATTCAAGTCACTGATTGCTTCAATATACTCTCTTGTGCCGAATTTTTGTGTGTCTATACCAAAGTTTGTCAAATCTGACACAAAACTCAAAACTGAACTTCGCTGATTGGGTATTAAATTACCAATATCAATATTGGCACTTGTAACATTATCTAATTGGTTGACCAGGTCAGCGCCCATGTTAATCCAAAGATCATTTAATTGGTCGGATTCAGTGGGACTGGTTGACACCACAGTAGTTATAATAGATTGCGCATTAGGCAAAAGACCTGTATTAAATGCAACATCAGCATTGGCATATAATCCCGATGCTATACCTGCAGGAATAACCACCGGACCAGCAGTGGGATCACCATAGACCCCACTGACTGTATTGGCCATACGATCATAGACAGTAATAAGATTTGCCAATACTCCACTAGCAGTCATGGTATTAATTATGCTGGTAGTATTAGCAAAACTATCAGTAAAATTAAATCCTGCTGATACGCCAATGATATCACCTATCACTAATGTACCGTCAACACCTGAACCAGTTTCAAATGTTGTATTATAGAAATCAACCACAGATTGTGGTACTGGTTCTGTCAAGTCATTGACCAAAGGTAAATCTCGTGTGGTTTCACAATTTGAAAAAGCCAATGCTAATTGCGGTAATGTGATATTTTTTATGTTTTTAATTTGCAATAAACTGGTTCTAAATGCCTGACAAGCCAAGGCTTGATCAGCTGGTATAGCCACACTTAGTTCAGCCACTCGTTCTAGAACATAACTCGGTAGTTCTGTTTTTAACAGACTGTTAACAGTCTGTGTTCCGGGTAGGTAAAGGCCTCTTAGGCCTTCTACTGTTTTAACAGTGAGACTACTGTAACTATCAGGGAAAATTTTTGTTATATTTAATAAATCAGCCATGCTGATAATATTGGGTGTAGTAACCTCAAATAGAGCTAAAACTTGTGCTAGCTCTGCCCCTTGAATTTTTCTAAATATATTATAGAGAATTTTTTCCAATTGCAAATATGCCTGCAGTGATGTTGGAGGATTTAATATAATATCAGTCTCAAATCCCGCCTCGGCCAACGAAAGATTAATTGTGGGAACAACTGCAGCAATATTGTCTAACTGCTGACACAGTGCCACCGGACTACCAAAATTGTCTATATTGGCCAAATTAATTAATTGACCGCAATTGGCCAGATCATTGCTGAAATCTGCAAACGCAAGATTAACTTCGCTAAGACTACCAGTTATCAAATTATTCATATTAGTAAATGATTCTGATAACCAACTGTTGCTGTTTTTAACACTGAGAATATAGTTATTTGTAGAAACTATATAGCCCTGTGCACTGGAAAAAATCTGTGTAAAAATACTGGCATCACCGTTGCCAAGGAAGTAATTGCCAACATCGGTAACTATTTTAGTAAATCCCTGTGTGTTATTGCCCAGTGCTGCAGAGCCAAAAAACAAACCAATGTTGGCAGCATAGGCATTGGGTGTGGTGTCAGACAAGGCTGGGCAGATATTGGCACCTAAAATTTTTAAACTATCTATTGTAGCAGTATCTAGCACACCGATATTAGAATAGACCTGTTTTAACGAATTAATAACAGTGGTATCAGTATAGGTGTCAATATTATTACTTAATGCAGAATTTAACTGTATGCCGCTGTTATTGGCAAGAGATGCACCGGCAATTAATTGTAAACTGGTCAGTTGTGTCATAGATTATAAAACAAAAACATCCGAACTTCCAGTGGCAATAGCCGTACACATTGATAATTTATCCCCTACACAGGCAATAGGCCTACCATTGACGAAAACATTACGAGGACTTGCAATCACTGTGCTGGTATGTGTACGGCATCGTCTGCCGGGTGTTAAATGTGGTGTTGATCGACTGCCTGACAGTGCCGCTGGACGACCATTAATAAAGACATCCGAACTTCCTGTTGATATCGAAAAACCACTACAATGTGGTATTCCTCGATCCCCTACTCTGGCTGCGGCTGGCATTGTTTTTCCCTTTTTAATAATTGTTGAAATTTCAGTTCCCACTGGTGTATTTCTTGATGCTGCTGTTTAGTATGTGGTGGAGGAGGTACACTTGGACTGAATTCAACTATAAAATCAAAATCTTTGGGAATTAGTTCATAGTCATTGACTGTGATTAATTCTCCATTGATCCAAACAGTGAAACGAGACTCCATAAAGATATTTATGGAGTCTCAAATCAAACCATCTTAATACCGGTGGTACTTTGAATATATTGATCAGAGGGATCTTTGTCTGTGGCAGTTACTACTGCCACTACATGTGCAGATATTTCCAAATCTTCGTCATGGCTGGCTGTGATCAAATAAGGCATCAGGCCTATACCTTTTGGTCCCATGGTCAATACCATGGGTTTTGATACTTTATAACCGGTAGCAGTTCTTTCCTGCAGTCTGGCCACTAGTTCTTCGCCAGAAGTTAATTTAAATGTAACAACCGACCCTTCTGATAGGGCTTTTTTCAATAACATGATAACTCCGTTTTATTCAGTTAAAAATTTTTTTAGTTCTGTATACCCACCGATATATCGACCGTTTAATATAATTTGTGGTACTGTTTTTGCTGCAGGAATGGCTTCTAAGAGTTCTTCTTTGCTCCAACCATCTCCAATTTTTCTTTCTTCAAATTTGATATTATAAGCTTGTAGTAATTTTTTAGCTTGATCGCAATAACTACAATTATACTTACTCCACATAATTGTGTCTGTCATGTTTTCTCCTTGTTGATTTATAAAATTGGCAATCGATTGTAATCTAATTGATCACCTAAAACGCCTAATACATAATTTGTGCTTTCTGTTTCCTGTAGTGCACTTTGTTTTTTATCAGTTGAAACATGTTTATTAAACCAGGGAATAGGTGTGGTTTTTGGTGCTGGTAAATGATATTTAATACCGATCTGTTTCAATGAATCTGCTGCAGTGTAATCAATAAAGTCCTTTAGCACTGACGAATTAAGGCCAATTACAGGTCCTTTTTGGAACAAATAATCTGCCCAAGCTTTTTCTTCGTTGATCACATCCATATACATACCATAGACTTCATTTTCGCATTGAATTTTTGCTGCTTGAAATCTCGAATCTTCTTTGACTACTTGATTGATAATCCAAGCGGTCCATTCTTTGTGCAATAACTCATCTTGTAAAATCAAGCTAATGATATTACCATTGCCTATGAAAATTCGATTTTCAACCATGGCCAAACTGGTTGCAAATGATACCATGAAACGAAATGCTTCTAGTGCATAACTGGCATTGAGTGCTAGCCAAATAGATTTAATGTGTTCTTCTTCAGTGACCACAACGGAAGCCGGAAGACCTGGCTTGTGTGCCAATGTTTCTGCTATCTCTTTCTTGCAGTTAACGGCATGTAAGTTGTCATAATATTTTCCAACGCTAGACGCCATATCCACAATCTCTCGGGTGTCATGAATGGTGTTGAATACTTCCTTGGGTACGTTGTAGATGTTACGAATGATGTGACTGTAACTGCGACTGTGTATGTTTGTTTCAAAAAATGTCCAATTATAAACCAGTGCTTCTAGTTCGGGTAAACTAATAACCGGAGTAAATATCTGACTGGGTCCTCGACCTTGGAGACTGTCTAATGCAGTTTGGCGCAGTAGATTACTAGTGAAGATATGACGAACGGTGTCACTGGCATTTTTAAAATCAGCGGCGTCTTTAGTCAGTGATATTTCTTCGGGTTGCCAAAAGAAACCCCTGGCAGTGCTTTCAAAATCTGATATTTTTCTATATTTGACTTCCTCAAATCTTTGAATGGTCACTGGGCCCTGCGGATCGAGAAACATTTTTCTCGAAAGATAATCTGTTTTGATTTGTAAATTATATTGTTGTTTTGACATTATATTTTTCCATTAAGTCTTTTCTGAGGTTATCAAACAGGTTCATTACAGTTTACACGATAAACAATCTTCTTCGTCTTCAACCATGTCTATTGTTATAGTATAGCTATTGGATGAGTGATCTATTGCTGCCGGTTGTTGGCTGTTGACGCGAGATCCTTGTTTGTTAATTAAACTATAATAGATTCCTTTTATACCCCAACGATGTGCTTGCATGAGATTTGCAGCTACTACAGTGACAGGTACTTTTCTTTCTGGATAGTTAGCTGGGTTATAAAATGTGTTGACTGATATGCCTTGATCTACATAGGCTGCTAACACTGCAGCAGTTTTCAGATAGTCAATACAGTCAGTTTGATCCCACATCAGTTGATAGCGATTTTTAAGTTTTTGATATTCGGGAACAACCTGCGTTAGTGATCCGGCCTTGCTTTCTTTAGTGGAGATCAAACTCATAGGCAATTCTATGCCATTGGTGCTGTTAATGACTACACTGGAACTTTCGACAGGAGCAATTGCCATTAGTGTGGCATTTCTAGTACCATAGATGCGTAGTTTTTCACGCAGGATTTCCCAATCTAGTTCTGGTGTAAAATCACAGAGTTCGTTGACTGCCTGTGCTCTTAGCTCCCAAGGAAATACGCCTTGACCATATCTAGTCTTTGCACTGTCTAAACAGGAACCACGCTCTTGGGCCAGCTCCACACTAGCTTCTAGACAGTAGTAGGCCTGATGTTCCATGAAACTTTTTATTTCAGCTAGTGCTTCTTGAGAACCATATTTTAAACCTCGTCGTGCATGCCAGTAGGCTAAATTAGTCACACCAATGCCCAGTGGTCGTATTTCTTCATTGCTAAGTCGACTTTGTACACTGAGGTAATCTTGATAGTCCAGTATATTATTAAGACTGCGAACCAGAATCCTGCAAGCTCTTCTTAGATCCTCGGGATTTCTGAATGCTCCCCAATTTATGCTTCCTAGTGTGCACAAGGCGATTCTGCCCTCAGGATCATCTAGCCTTTTAAATGGTCGGGTAGGTAAATTGATTTCCAAACAGAGATTACTTTGATATATTGTGTGATATTCTGGATCAAATGGTCCTTGCTTCATGACATTGTCGATGTTGACCAGATAAATTCTTCCGGTATCGGTGCGTTCTTTTAATATGCCACCGCGAAACACTTCGTCGGCGCTGATGACTTTTTTGCGTTTAGAAGGATCCTGTTCATATTTGAGGTAAAGTTCTTCGAATAGTTCTGTATTACGATAAAAGGCTTCATAGAGATCCGGTACTTCGTTGGGATCAAAAAAGGTAATATTTTCTTGATTTCTGAATCTTCGCCAAAAGAAAGCCGATAATACAACACCATAGTCCATGTGTCGTACTCGGGTTTCTTCGGTGCCTTGGTTGTTCTTAAGTACAATTAAATCATCAAATTGATAATGCCAAATTGGATAAAACACTGTAGCCGATGCGTTGCGAATTCCTCCTTGGCTACAACTGCGCAGATCGCCAAACCATTTTTTCAAGAACGGAATCATGCCGGTATGCATGATCTCGCCGCCGCGTATCGGTGCCCCCAATGGTCGCAATCTTCCAATTTCCAAACCAATACCGGCCCGTTTGCTGGCATATTTGGCCATCATTTCTCCACTGGCAAAGATACTGTCAAGGTCATCGTCGCTGCGGATAAGCACACAACTACTAAATTGTTTAGTAGGTGTACCGAGCCCAGCAAGAACCGGAGTAGCAAGAGTAAACAGTCCGTCAGAGGCAGCATTATAGTACTCCTTTATATAACGCATACGAGCCGATAATGGTTCTTCTTTATGAAATACTGTAGCCGCAGCAATAATATATCTAACCTGCGGTGTTTCGTAAATTACCCCAGTTGACCGATTTCTTACCAAATACTTTTCAATGAGTTGTTCAATGGCAGCATAGGTATATTGTTCGTCTTTACTGTGATCGACTACCTCGTTTAATTTATCCCATTCCTCTTCGTTATACCAAGTCAATAATTCTTTAGTATAAAGTCCAGCAGCAACATTCTTTTTTACAATATCGTAGAGTTTAGGAGGATTATAACTACCAAAGACATCCTTGCGCAGCATACTTAATCGCTGTTTACCGGCTACATATTGATAATTTACATGTCCTAATTCTGGATTACTTTCGATATCAATGAGATCAACAATGGCTCTTAGTGTGATCTCGTCGATTTCTCTAGTGGTAATGCCGTCGTAGAAATGTGGTTGAGCTTTGATTTCAATCATGCTTTGACTGACATCAGCTATACCTTGACAAATTTTTGCTATTTGTGTTTGCCATTTTTCTAGACTCAATGGCTCAGTGCTGCCATTTCTTTTCTTAACAGAAATTTTTACCATTTTGTTTCCTAAATTAGTTGTTTTTTTATTTCTTTGCTGTTGAGCTGTCGTCGGGGTTTTTTGATATTGAGATTATTATTTACTATAGTTTCCGAAGATGAATTCAGTATATATTTCTCATTGTTGATCAGGACTAAATTATCGTTTTGATATTCCACAAGATAACAATCACTAATGTCGGACCTTTCTAGTAACACAATAGTATACAGTATTCCTAGTCCTCGAGCAAGATCACAGAATATATTGTCATTGAGCAACTGCCAAGGATCTGGCCAAATTTCTTTATCATCCCAATGCAGATAATAAGGTGACCACGGTGAATTCATCCACCAATCGTTGATATTTGACAAAGCCGTTTCTAACTCGCAATCTTTGCACTGTGACTTTAATCGATTCCAGCTCAGCAACCGCTGATCAAAAGTCAAACTCCACATTAGCCTAGTCGTTGTATGGAATATCTTATAAAACCATTTGTGGCTATACTTGTTGAACTGTATCTAAAAGTAACCTGACTTGCAGACTCTACAGCTGACAAAGTTACACCTGTGCTGGCATTTTGTGTGGCAGTTGCATCACTGGTAGCCAAGTCTCCTCCAGTTCCATCAGTTGATGCTACAATTACGAAACTTCCGGTTTGGGTAGTCGAACCTCTTGTTATAGTATAATCAACTTTTAGTGCACGAATTATTGTGGCATCAAAAGTAAAAATAGTAATATTAGTTTGATTATCTTGTATTTCCTGTGTTGTTCCAGATTCGCGGATATAAGTACCGAACCGTGTTTGTTCGGCATTTTCCATTCCGATACTGGCAAGCCCGTTTGTTTGTATTCTAGGAAATACAGTAGAGAAATCCTCAGTTCTTTCAAACAAATCACAGACACTGACATTGTTGGCGCTTATGAAATTAATTATGCTGCTGAAGGGATTTGCTGTGCCCAAGAAATGATTACCAACATCTAAAAAGATGTTTTGACTGCTTACAGTTAAACTGACATCACTGCCAGTATAAATGCCCTCAACATAGATATTGTTGAAACTATTTCTAACTATACGGAACCCAGTTGAACTATTTCCACTGTCGTCTAATAATTTAATACCTTGGTACAATGTGTCAAAATCACTGTCACTGACTGATATGCTTTGAATTTCCTTGTCATTGAAAATGCCGTAATTGGCTCCAGAGAAATAACATCTACGAAAAACAATGTTATTACTAATTAAACTTACACTGCTATCAAAACTTACACAGCTGATTTCTGCACCTGCTGAGGTCAAATTACTAGTTGTTAAAGCACCAACGAAACTGACATCTTCAAAACTGCATTGAGCGGCATCTTCGACGAGAAACACACTAACATCTTCATCTAAACTTTGAAAAGCCATATCTTTAATTGTGACATGTGTGGGTGTTATAGAACCCGGAATACTGCCAATGTTAACACCTGTGTTTTGATAATTGTCGCCCAGTCTTGCCACATAAGCTCTAAGACTGCTGTCATCAGGTGACGCAGACATTTGTACAATGCTATTCAATGTACCTTCTCCATACAAAGTAGCATAAGGTGGAATTATGATACTTTGTGTAATTCTATAAACACCAGCAGGAAAGAATAAACTGCGTCTAATCTCAGGATTAACATCTCTACAGTAAAGTTGAAATAGTGCACGATTTATGGCATCAGTATCGTCGGCAATACCATCACCTAAGGCTCCAAAACTTTTAACACTGACCCATTGGTCCAATGTCTGTTGTAGAGTAAGACTAACTGGGTCACTGGGCGATGGTCCTGTCTGTACCACATATCCAGCAGCCGTACCTTGATAGGTATATGTGCCTATTGTTGCTAATAAATCACTGTATTCAGTGAGAATTTCTGTATTGCCCACGGTAGGTGCACCTTCGGCCAAAGTGCCATTACCGATGT